GCTAACTCAGGTAATTATATCGTAACTACTGGTAATGTAAAAGCCAGTCACTATTTTGGTGATGGTAGTCAATTAACTGGTATTACGGGTACTTATAGCAATACAAACACCGCCGCATATCTACCAATATACACCGGAAACTTTACTGCAGGTAATATAAACTTATCTTATACAACGACTTCTACTGCTAACTTAGGTAATGCAGTAAGAGCAAATTATTTTGTTGGCAATGGTGCATTTTTAACTGGTGTTGATTTATTAACTGTTGGTAATGCGGATATTGCTAACGCAATTGCTAATGGCAATAGTAATATCAGTACACCATATGGCAATGGACCAATAACAGTATCTATTACTGGTACAAGTAATACGGTTATCTTTACCAGTACTGGCGTTAATGTAGCAGGAACACTTAATGTAGGTGGAAATGTAATTGTAGGCAACTTGACCGTCAATGGAACAACAACTACAGTAAATTCTACCACAACACGGGTAATAGATCCAATATTTGAATTAGGTGGCGGAGCAAATGGTGCAGCATTATCTGCTGACGACAACAAAGACCGCGGTTTATTATTACACTATTATTCTGGAAGTAGTACAGTTGATGCTTTCATGGGTTGGGACGATTCAACCAATGAGTTTGGATTTGGTAGTAATGTAAGCGTATCTAGTGAAGTAGTTACTTTTAATAGTTATGCTAATGTTAGAGGTAATTACTTTGTTGGTAATGGGTATTACTTAACTGGGGTTGACCAACTAGCAGCCGGATCTGCTGACATAGCAAACAGCATAGCAAATGGCACAAGTAATATCAACACACCGTACCAAGATGGTCCAATCACAGTAGGTGTTGGTGGCGCAGCCAATGCTGTTGTATTCACTAGTACTGGTATTAATATAGCAGGTTATTCTAATATTGGCGGAACAGTCACTGCTGGTACAGGTACCGGAGGTTCTATTACCGGTGCAAACGCAATAACTTCTAATTATTTCATTGGTACATTAACAACAGCCGCACAACCAAACATTACTTCTGTTGGTACATTAACTAGCTTAACTGCCGGCAATATTAATCTATCTTACACGACTACTTCAACTGCCAACTTAGGTAATGCAGTAAGAGCAAACTATTTTGTTGGTAATGGTGCATTTTTAACTGGGGTTGATTTATTATCTGTTGGTAATGCGGATATTGCAAACAGTATAGCAAATGGCACTAGTAATATCAATACGCCTACAGCGAATGGAAATATTACTGTTACTATAGGCGGTACAGCAAATACAGTTGTATTTGCAAATACCGGTAATTATATAACGACTACTGGTAATATGAAAGCTAGTTACTATTTTGGTGATGGTAGTCAATTAACTGGTATTACAGGTACTTATAGTAATACAAACACCGCCGCATATTTAACAGCAAATCCACAAACTGGAACTTATAGCAACACAAATGTAGCCTCATATCTACCAACATATACTGGTAATCTAACTGCAGGTAATATAAACTTATCATACACGACTACTTCAACTGCTAACTTAGGTAATGCAGTAAGAGCAAATTATTTTGTTGGCAATGGTGCATTTTTAACTGGGGTTGATTTATTATCTGTTGGTAATGCCGATATCGCAAATAGCATAGCAAATGGCACCAGTAATATCAACACGCCTACATCAAATGGAAACATTACTGTTACTATAGGCGGTACAGCAAATACGGTTATCTTTACTAGCACAGGTATTAATGTTGCAGGTTATATTTCACCAAGTACAGGTAATGGTACTAATGGTATTATATGGCCATCTAATCCTGGTGGCGGCTCACTTGACGTAGCAAGTATTAAATATTATGCAGTAACTGGTGAACAAACAAGATTAGAAATAAATGTACAAAATGACACCCCTGGTGTAAACCAAGATGATATATATTTTACAACAAATTCATATGTAGTTGTTAACAGCACAATGGAGGCAACGTCTACTTCTGTTGCACCATTTCAAGTTCTAGGTGGTGTAGGTATAGCTAAGAAATTATTTGTTGGTGGAAATATTGAAGCTGGTACAAATTTTGTAAAGGGAAATGGTTACTATCTAACTGGTGTTGACCAACTATCAGTTGGTAATGCAGATATTGCAAACAGCATAGCAAATGGAACTAGTAATATCAACACGCCTACAGCAGGTGGTAATATTACTGTTGGTATTGGTGGCATTGCTAATACTGCAATATTTACTACTTCGGGTATAACTGCTAGTACATTTACCGGTAATTTATTTCTATCAGTTTCAGGTACTACTAATGCCGCAATAGTTTCTGCAAATGTGGCCGGAAGCGACTATTTTAGAATTCTTGTAGGTGGTACAGCAACCGATGGTGGATTTGTTGAATTTGCAACAGCCGATAACGGTAATGAACCTATCTATTTTAGACAATATAACGTATCAGGTGCAGTTGGTTTTGGTACTGTAGCAAGAACACTTACCTTATTAGATGCATCAGGTGATACATACGTACCAGGAAAACTCACCACAACCGGAAATATCATTGCTAATGCAGGTAGTTTTTTTCTTGGTAATGGTTACTATTTAACTGGTGTTGACCAACTATCTGTTGGTAATGCCGATATCGCAAATAGCATAGCAAATGGCACTAGTAATATTAATACTCCTGTTGCTAATGGTAATATTACTGTTAGTATAGGTGGAACTGCAAATACAGTTGTATTTGCAAATACCGGTAATTATATAACGACTACTGGTAATATGAAAGCTAGTTACTATTTTGGTGATGGTAGTCAATTGACAGGTATTGCTGGTAGTTATAGCAACACAAATGTAGCCTCATATTTAACAACATATACTGGTAATTTAACTGCCGGTAATATAAACTTATCTTATACAACGACTTCTACTGCTAACTTAGGTAATGCAGTAAGAGCAAATTATTTTGTTGGTAACGCCGCGTATTTAACTGGTGTTGATTTATTGACAACTGGCGGTGCTGATGTCGCAAACAGCATAGCAAATGGCACTAGTAATATTAATACTCCTGTTTCTAATGGTAATATTACTGTAACTATAGCTGGTGTAGCAAATACAGTAGTGTTTACTTCTACTGGAATGAATGTAATAGGGAATATCACAACCGCCGGCTCTGGTGGAAACTTATCTGGTGCAAATTATGTAATTGCAAATTACTTTACTGGTAATGGTAGTGGAATCACATATGTTACAGGTACTAGTGTATCAGGTAATGTAAGTAGCGCAGTACAAAGTCATTATGCAAATATTGCTAACTCGGTAGCTGGTGCTAATGTATCCGGTCAAGTAGCTAATGCATTAGTAGCCGGGACAGTATATACTGCGGCACAAACTAACATTACTTCAGTTGGTACATTAACTAGTTTAGTAGTTACGGGCAATATCACAGGTGGAAATGCTAACTTAGGTAATGCAGTTACTGCAAATTTCTTTATAGGTGATGGTAGTCAATTAACTGGAATTACGGGTACTTATAGCAATACAAACACCGCCGCATATTTAACAGCAAATCCACAAACTGGAACTTATAGCAATACAAACACCGCCGCATATTTAACAGCAAATCCACAAACTGGAACTTATAGCAATACAAACACCGCCGCATATCTACCAACATACACCGGAAACTTTACTGCAGGTAATATCAATTTATCTTATACGACTACTTCTACTGCTAACTTAGGCAATGCAGTTACTGCAAATTTCTTTATAGGTGATGGTAGTCAATTGACAGGTATTGTTGGTAGTTATAGCAACACAAATGTAGCCGCATATCTTCCAACATATACTGGTAATTTAATACCCAATAATATTACTCTCACTACAAATGCAGATATTGTACTTAGTGGTACTGGTTCAGTTATTTCCGGTGCAAACTTAATCAGCGGTAACTATTTAACCGGCACACTAACAACTGCGGCTCAACCAAACATCACTAGTGTTAGTACTTTAACAAGTTTAACAGTAGGAAACGCAACAGCTAATACGGTGTTTGGTAATGGTACAATCACTGCTACTGGTAATATTTCATTCACTGGTGCAAATGTAAGTTTAGGCTCAACTAGTAGTGTACGTATTTCCGGTGGTGCAGCCAATTATTTCTTAAAGACCGATGGTACAGGAAATTTAAGTTGGGCAACACCTTCAGGCGGTGTGGGCGGTACAAGTTTAACATATACTACAGCTACATCACCACCGGCATCGGGTAATTTATTAGGTGATCAGTGGTTTAACACATCAAGTAATGTATTATATGAATATCTGAATGACGGTACTGCGGCTTACTGGGTTGACATAAGTTCACCTAGCACTAGTACAAATAGTGCTATTGCAGGAGCAATAGTAATAAAAGATGAAGGTAGTAATATAAGTACTGCTGTGTCAAGTATTAATTTCGTAGGTGCCGGAGTAACGGCATCAAATGTTGGTAATGCAGTAACAGTAACAGTAACAGCAACAACAGACACATTAAGCCCGTTCTTGTTAATGGGAGCATAAGGATAAGAAATGACAACAAAAGTAACAGCATTGATGCTAGACC